TATTCCAAGATATAATACCTTGCTGCATCCATTTAGGTAAGTTCTCATATGCAGTTTGTAATCTGCCTAGTAGATCTCGTGCAGTTGCAGCTTTGTTAGCAAGAATACCTATATTAACATTATCATTAAATACTGCATAATGCAATAGATATGATACAGACGTAGTAGACTTACCAGTCTGTCTAGGCATCTTACAGATATTAAATCTATGTTCGTGGAAGTTTCTAATTAACCTCTCTTGGAAATCATAAGGTTTAAATCCAACTAAACCTTCATCCAAACTAACAATCTTTACATGTTGTTTAGCAAAATATACTGGATCATTCTTACATGCCATAAATTCAAGAACTTGCTCTTTAGTAAATTCTTGTTGTACATTTGCTTTTTTTAAAAGCGGATTACCTAAGTAAACCTCATCCATTGTTGCCATAATTACATCATTTCATATTTTCCAAATTTTTTATCGTGGTCTATTGTTTTTTGTTGTAGTTGTATAATTTTCTCTAAATTTTCTACTTTCTTTTCTAACTCTTTAGTTTTATCCTCCCCCTGTTGTTTGGAGGATTGGTTCTCCAGGTTCATGTTCCGATACTTGGTAGTTCCAGAGTTTGCATCCAGGATACACTTTTCTCACTTGATCCTGAACCTCTCTGCGTGATGGTTTTTTGACTGAAGGGAAGAACATTTTTAACATGTAATTCTTTCCTCTCCAAGCCAAATATACGTCGATAATATTGCCGACTTTGTTGTAATTTGGTAAGCGAGTTCCCTCTTCTATTTCTTCAGATGTATCTATGTATGAGAATCTATGTTTTGGTACTTTCATAGGTTCTGGTTTAATTATGTCAATAAACTCATAAGAGACTCCACTTAGTTCATTTTTAAAACTGGTATCTTCATCAATTTTATGATGACTTTTGCCACACTTAATGCAGGGATCTTGTCCACAATCACAATCACATTCTTCTTCAACTAAGCTAGCAATCTTATCGCCAACCTTAACATCATTTTCTTCAAACCATCCTCTATTAACTTCTAATGCATATAAAACATCTGCATCAGAATAGACAGGACTACTTCTCAAAGGTTCTAACTCTTTGATACTTTCAATAACACCCTCTTCATTAATAAAAGCAATGTCAAGTGGAATAGTAGTATGTCTCATATGGAAAGACTTTTCACTTACTTCATCGAAAATGAATAGCATCCCACTATCAGGATCTAAACTTTCTCTAAACATCAAACCCAAATTAAATTGAGCAGATGTCTTTGGAATTTCAATTTTAAGTGGTAGTCTTCTCATTGACTCTCCTAATCCTCCTCCATTACCGTTACCATTACCGCCATTTCCATTACCGTTTCCGTTACTGGAATGACCGTTTCCATTTCCATTTCCATTACCGTTTTTCTTTTCGGTATCCCGAACTAAGTAACCACCACGAGCAGTATGCCAACCCTTTGGTATGGGCTTACATTTCTTCATATCGTGGCAATAATATTCGCCTTCGGGACACTTTTTCATAAGAATAATGTCAATACCTATTATATATTTATGTTACACAGTTATTTTATCTGCTTTAACCGTAACAGTTGCTGATGATGAACTTCCCATTGTTACTTGGAATAATAAATTACTACTACTAATAGTTCCGCTAAATGTTCCTAACATAGACCCAGTTGCAACAGCAGATTCTTCAACTACTGTTACTGTGGTTCCATCATGTATAATTGAATATTTACCAATCTGATAATTAGATCCTTGAGTAATGGATAATGAAACAAATGCTCCACGATAAGACGCATGTGCAAAAGATAATACTGTGGTTGCACTTGTAGAAGAAACCGATGTATCTGCCTCTGTTATTCCTGCAGCAGTTCCTGTTGTATCTTGGTTTAATGTTCCTACAGTAAAATCTAAAGTATTATCGCCATCAACATAAGCTACAGTAATACCAGACTCAGTATTACTGCTGACCATAGCACCTACAGTATCAGCAATATATTCATTTAAAGCAGTACCATCAACCGTAATTGCATCTGCTTCTAATGTTCCATCTACATCTATATCTACAAAGTCACCATTACCACTAAAGGTAGTAGCAGTTAAAATACCAGTTACAGATGCTCCCGAACTAGTGGTTTTTAGTTTCTCACTTCCATAATTATAAAGAATCGCTTCACCTGTTGAACCATCTGCCCTAAAGTATAATGATGTACCTCCACTTCCATCGTCTGACCTAATATCAACATCTTGATCGTTAGCATAATTTGTAATCTGTATACCACCAGTAGTTTCAAAAATTTGAAGATTAGATCCAGTATGTTTAATTGAACCATCCTCACCAGTACCAAATTTTGCTGATACACTATCAGGTAACTTAATATCACCAGAGAATGTAGATACACCAACAATAGATGCAGCAGCACCAACTATATTAGTTAATTCTACTGATGGGGAACCAGTCAGACCAGCAGCAGTTCCTGAAGTATTTTGATTACCTGCTTGGTTAACACCTGGTAAATTTATCGAAGCACTTCCGTTGAATGATACGCCACCTATATCTCTTGCGGTTTCTAATATAGTAGCAGTAGCAGCATTACCAGTACAAGATCCAGATGAACCTGATGTATTACCCGTAACATTACCAGTTAAAGCTCCCTTAAATGTAGTAGCAGTTACAATACCAGCAATAGATGCAGCAGCACCAACTACATTAGTCAACTCTACAGATGGAGAACCACTAAGACCAGTAGCAGTACCAGTTAAAGGACCAGAAAATCCTGTGGCAGTTGCAACACCAGTTATTATAGCTCCATGTTTATCAGTCTCAATTTTTTTGGAATTGTCGCAGTAGAGCTCTACATTTCCATTGCCATTAATTTCAATGCTGGTTTCCCAACTACCTGATGCGTCGTTCTCAATCTTAAGTGGACCATCATCTTCTGCTTTAAATCTAAATTTATCAGCATCGTCAGAACCTTGATCCGCATTTAAGTACAGTATTGCAGCACCGCCTGAGGGTCCTTGTACTTTTATTCCATTCGCATTTGTCTGAAATGCATTATAATTATCATAGTAGAGCTGTACGTTTCCATCATCATTACAAACAATAGAATCTTCACCAGATTTTGCTTGAATGTATATGTTACCACCATCATCATTATCTACGTTGCTTCTAATATATACATGTGATGTATTGTTATCAATATAACTACT